GAATTTTTCGAGGAAGGTGTTTAAACGCCGCGCGGTCTCGCAAACCTCCAGCCAATCCTGATCGCTATCGGTGAGGCGATGGCGAACAGATTTTTTCGGCGTCAGGTAAATAAAATCGACGGCGCGGTTGCCGCTGGCGCGCTGATAGATAGCGCCTTGCCTGCGGTGCGATGCGCTGATCGCAGACGGCAGCCGCATCGTCGTTTTTAGGTCGATCACGGCATCTTCAAAGTCGAAGTCGGTGTATCCCATGCAGGGGATATCAATGCCGGGAATTTCGATCTCGACGCGCCGCTGATAACCCTCCAGCTTCGGCAGATCGCCGTCGAATAGTGATAGGTACTGCTCGACCATCGGCTTGATGTTCGCGCGCTCTTTGTCGCGCGCCTCACCATCGACGCCGAGCGCCGTGCGCTTGTTATATTCCTTCAACGCTTCTTCGGCGGGATCGTCAAACTCGCCGCCGGTATGGGCGATTTGACAACCAAGCTCGACGGCAAGGCCGCGCGCCATTGCAGCGTTTGCCGGATCGCGAACGCCGAAAAGGTAGCGCAGCACCCAAAGGGCGAGACAGATGCGCGCCAGATCAATCGAACTGTGCGACAGGTGGCGAATGCCGTGATCGCTTAACGCCGACATTTTGCCGCCTCGGTATACTTATTATATGCGTCGAGCCGCTTTGCCGCCGACCAGTACCAGCGCGGCATCCGCTCGTAGCGCCGCTCTAGGTCGGCGCACCATTGTCCGTAGGTCATCATTTAATCAGGCCGAGTTGTCGGAAGATTGTTTCGACGGTCGCCTCACTCATCACATAGAGACGTTCGTTTCGATCCTCTCGCAGCACCAGCATGTCGGCGTCATCTTGCGCGAGGCTTTGATATAAAAATTTGAAGCCGGATTTTTTTCGCTTGCATTCGACCGTGAAACCGGCGAGCAGCAAATCGCCGGCGTACTCGTCGCCAAGCTGGCCCTTATATGCACCGCTGCCAAAGACGCGGTTGCATTCCAGCCCCTTGTCTTTCCAGAAGCGCACCGTCTCGGCTTCAAGTTCGTAGCCGCGTTTTTTGTTTCGCGCGCTCATAAAGCCGCCAGCGCCAGATCGCGCGCAGTCACACGACCTTCTGTCAGTTCTTCGATTGCCAGCGTGTGCCGTGCATTCGGTCGCCGAGCGCCGGTCACCCAATGATGGACAGCGACGTGGCTGACGCCGAGCCGCCGCGAAAACTCTGCGGCGGTTATTTGTTCGTCTTCGAGGTACGACGCTAAGTCCATTTTAATCCTTGGGGAAAAGTGCGGGCGGCGCACGGGACAAACGCCGCCCGCGAGGCACGCGGCGCAAGGGAGAAACACCGCGTGGGAGACGATGGGAACGTAACAAGATGTTACACTAGTGTACAGACGTTTTTTGTTGTAATCATGTCCACCGCCGGTATACAACCGTCCACATGACCAAAAATCGCGTACAAAAATTGAGAACAGACGCCGGGTTGACGGCAGCCGCACTGGCTCGACAGCTAGGCGTTGCCGGCCACACCTTCCGCCGCTGGGATCGCGGCGAAACAAATCCGCCGCCAGAAATGTCGCAGCGGATCGCGGATCGCTTCAATGTGACGCGCGACTATGTTGACGGCATCGGCAGCGACATACCGCAGGCCGTCGTGCAGCCGGGGAAAACGATCCCCGTGCATGGCAAGGCAGAGGGCGGCGACGGCGTCGTCAATTTCGGGCAAGACCCGATTGATCGCCTTGATATTGCTGGCCTTGCCGATGGTGATGGCGTCTACGCGATAATGATGCACGGCGAAAGCATGGAGCCGCGATTCCTCGCTGGCGAGTTGCTAATCGTCAACCCAGACCGCCCGCCTCGGCGCGGTGATTATGTGGTTGTGCAATATGAGAGCGGCAGCGACACGCTGGCGATTGCCAAGCAGTATGTGCGCCGCACTGGCGACACGCTGACGCTGCATCAGCACAATCCAGACGAGGAAATTACGCTGCCGTCGCAGGATGTTCGCGCTGTCCACTATATACAGGCGGTGCGTGCCATCTGAATCGGCTGCACATAATCGTCACAAAAATCCGCCGCGCAGGCGGATTTTTTTTGTGTCCGGCAGTTGACCGTAAAAGTACAGTAGTATACTGATCGTGTACTTTTATGTACTTTGAGGAAGCAGATGGATAACTTACTGACGCCAGAGCAAGCCGCCATCGAAATGTGGGGCGACTTCGGTCACGGCAATCGCAAAAAAATGTACCGCTGGCTACAGCGCAACACGCTCGCGCCATACGAGGCCAGCACCGGGCAGCCGATCCTGCGCGACGGTCCGCGGTATCTGATACCGCGCGCGATCATCAGGGCGGTTAAGGGAGAGGTAGCATGATTTGCGAGGCATGCCACGGAAACGGATACGAGGAATCAGGGAAGCGGTGCGGCGCGTGCCACGGCAGCGGCGACAAAATATCGCGCGACGGTCGGCGTCGGTCCGAATGCCTGATGCGCGCGCACAACATCATTACGCAGACCGATCACGTCCACGGCGAGGCGATGGAAACGCTCGCGAACACGGCAATAATTTGGTCGGTGATTTTCAAAATTCCGGTGCGGCCCGATCAGGTGGCGAGCGCGATGGAGGGGCTGAAGATGGCGCGGCGGATTGCCGACCCGACCAACCCTGACAATTGGGATGACGCCGCCGGCTACGTTGGCCTCGGCGCAGAGGCGGTCGCATATGAAGTCTAGGTGGTTTCGCGTTGCCGAGCGCAACGGCATGTATTGGAAGCACACCAAGGACTGCCCATTCCAAGATGCTGTCAACCCGCTCGCAGAATTGCGTAAGGCCGTCGAGAACGGCGTGTTTCTGACCGCGCAGCGCCGCATCGGGAAGCATCATTTCGAGTTGCTGGCGACAGTGCCAAAAAAAGCAGGGGGACTTTCGGCGCGGGGGGCACCAGCTTCGCGCAAATAAAGGAGTCCTGTCGTGCCGCCCCCTCGCCGGTTCATTCCGGTTTGTTAACGGCCAAGGTCTCCATTGATGCACGAGGAGCGCCGTTCGGCGCTCCTCTTTTTTTACGCATTGGGTCAGATCGAAATTACATAATACCTACGGGACTGCCGTCCTTTCGGGGGGATTGACGTCCACGGCCGTCCACTGTAAGGTGAGAAAATCCAGTAAGTTATTGTTTTTGCTCATCTTGTGAGCATGATTGCAGACCATCTGACTAAAATAAATATTATCGTTGCAAAACAATAGCTTACCCGGAGCGTCGGAGGTTGCGATTACAAAAAAATTACAGGATTAACTAGATTTGTAATTTTTTTGCATAACTTTTGACGTAATGTGTATTATATATGTAACGATCAGTTACGGAGGAGAGAGAGTCATGCCCATCAAGGAAGTCAAGCCAGGAAAGTTCCGCCTAGATTATGGCCTCGTTAACGGCGCGAGGAAAGTGTCGGTTTTCAATGGCACAAAAGAGGAAGCAGAAAGGGAGTGGGAGACCAAGCGCCTGCTGATGCGGTCGGCCCGGTTTGTTGACCCGGCGACCGCGCCTCGCATCGATGATGCGGTTGAAGTTTGGATGGACCGGCAGCGGCGACGGCTCAAAGAAGATATCGACGGCAGCATCATCGGCGAGATGCAACTGTCGGACATTGAGCGCACTGTCGCGCGCCATTTTTGCGATTTGATTTGGAGGGGAAAGCGTCTCGGCTCGCGGCGGACCACCGACCTGACGGTCGAGATTTTTGAGGACGATTTGCTACCGCTTTTGAAAGGTCGGAAAAACAATCGCACTGGGAAAACGGTATCGCTGACGACCGCCAAGGCGGGACTCATAAATATCCGCCGTTTTCTACGCTATTGCGTAAAAATGAAGTGGCTTGAGCGAGACCCAACAGAGCATGTGAAAATTAGTGTAAAACACGAAAAGCGGGCGCGCAATTTACGCCGCATTTCGCCAATGGAAATGCAGGCGATCATAGCCGCTGCGCCCCAGCAATATAAAAAGCAGATCATGTTCGCCGCCTATACCGGGCTGCGGGCAGGCGAACAGGTCGCGTTGCGTTGGGAAAATGTCGATTTGGAAAACGGGATTATTAGCATCGTAGAGGCGCGGAAAGCGAAGACGCGCCGGATCGGGGATACCAAGACAATTGCGGGGCAGCGGCGTGTGACCTTGGAGCCGTCAGTTTTGAATATGCTGCGCGAGTGGAAATTGCGGCAGCCGCTGGAACAGCGCGGGCGCGGCTTGGTCTTTCCGACGCGCACGGGGAACATCGCTGAACATGCAAACTGGGCCACGCGCGGCCTACACAAGGCTTGCAAGGCCGCGCGGATGGAACGCTGCACATGGCACGACTTGCGTCACTTCTACGCGAGTGTCTTAATATTTAAGACCGACCTCAACGAGGCCGTTATTACCGAGTTGATGGGGCATCGGAATATTAGCTTCACCGCTGAATTCTACGGGCGATGGTTCCAAGATTCGCGAATGGAGAAAGAGATCGCCGAGAAGCTGGGTAATGCGTTTGGAACGGGGGAGGCGTTATAATGATCCAGTACAAAAATCTGAAGGAGCACATCAAGTACATCGCCAATGCTTTCAAAAAGCGTGGCGAATTTTATCGGAAGCGTGGGCTGGAGCTAACGCCATCGACGCACACCTTCCTGTGGGCGCAGCGGCGCAACATCATTGACATGTGCACCCGCTCAATTCTTTTGTGGAACAATAAACTTAACGATGACGCGCCTCTCTTGGAGGAATGGCGCGCGACAAGCGTCACTAACGACGCGATTAGCCGGCGCGCGTTACTCGTGCTGTGCGAATACCCTTCTGCGAGCCTGTCGCGCATTGCAACGGAGTGTGAGTCTTTTGCACATCGCGAAACGGTACGCCGCGCTATGACGATTGCGGTCGATCTCGGATTGGTGCGGAAATGCGGCGAAAATTATGAATTGACGGAGTTATTTGTGGACGAATTATTTAATCGGACGATTCTGGGCATCCGCCACCCGGACATGATCGAATTTGCGCGGCTCGTGCTGGCCGTCAACCAAATCGAGGCGCTAAACCAGTGCCCACGTTATGAGCGCACCGATGATCATCCGCTGTCTACGCCGTTGACATTGCCGGAAGAAATTGCCGCCGGCCGGTACACGGGCGCAGACGATGAGTGAGCCAGCACCACAATTTGAGGCGCCAGCACCACAATTTGAGGCGCCAGCGCAACAATTTGAGGCGTGCAAAAAGGGTAACAAGTCTGTTACCCTTTTTTTATGACTGAAGTCAAAATATATACAAGCAAAGATGACCCTGCCGCAACCGGGGCCGGTCCAAGCAAAACCGAAGACTATGTTGACGTTAGTGTTGTGCAGGACGGCGCGGCTATTGGTTGGGAATTAAAGGACGCGGCGGCGGCAAATAAATTCCGCGGCGATCTTTTGGAGTTGCTTCAAAAGTACGGGCTTGACTGATTACCCCGTTTAAACGTCACTTTTTTGACGCGCGAATTTTATCCCGCAGCACGCCGTAGTCCGTGACAAAGCGGGCGAGCGCAGAGCAGTCCGCGACAACAACGTCGCGGGCGCACGGCGGCCCAAGTTGCTCTAATTCGTCGGCTGCTAGACCCTGCACCGCATCGGTATAGTCCACGATCGGCGGCGTGACGATCACCGGCTCGCCTTTCTTCGTACCAAAGTAATTTAACGCTGCTCCGCCGAGTGAGCCGGCCGCCGTTAGTGCGCTAAAACTTTCGGTCACGCAGCCGGTCAACAGTGTCATCGACAGACCGATCATCGCCGACCGCATCCATCTTTTCTTCAGCCGCGCGCACCGCGCCTTCATGCCGCGCCGCCAAGATAGCCCGCGCGGCAAAGAAGGCGATGGCTGCAACGCCAACCAGAACGCATAGCCAAACAATCAAGATTCGCCTTTCTCTCGCAGCAGCATCCCGGCCACGCCAGCCAGCGCGCCGACAGCCGTCACGACATGCGTCATCATCTCCTCGCCGACATTAATGCCGACAGCCGCGAGGATTGCGCCCAGGCCGGCCATCGTGGACGGTTCGCGAAGGCGAGCGATCAGAATTTTAACTAGAGCCATCTTATTCTCCTTAATATGACCACAAAAATGGACGGGGTAATTTTTCGGTTACGGTGTCGAGGTGTATGAATTTCCCGCTGTGCGCTCCGCGCTGGTTCACGCCGACGCCTTGAATGTCGTCGTGCGTCAACGCAACTCGCAACAGGTGCAGCGCGCGCGATCCGCTGGCGAGAATATCGGCGGCCTGTCCGGTCGCGTGCGCTCCGGGGCCGCGCCTTTTTTTCGCCTCAATCGGGTGCTTCGGGCAGCGGTACCCGCTGCTGATTTTCATCGGCCCAAATTCATCGCGGATTCGCTGCAGCGCTGCGATGAATGCCGGGTCCATTTCGACCGCACCGCAGCCGCACTGACAGCGGAATTCGTCGGGGCCGAAATTGGCGTAGTCGTCCCAATTCATCTGGATTCCAATTTGCGTTTTATCCACTCGACATCCACCCGGATGCTCTCGATTGTCCGCGTCCGCTGTTCCAAATTTTCGGGCGATAGAATTTTTGAGAGCGTGTCCGTTCGACGGTCCAACACCTCGGTTGCCGTCGTCAGCTTGTCGAGCCGGATATCTTGAGTGTCCAACCGCGCGGCGCTCTTGTCCGCGTCGATCTCCAGCTTGCGGATTTGATGACGTGCCACGGCGGCGGCAGCGATCACACTGACAATCATGCCCGCGACCGGAATTAAATCTGATAAATTCATCGCCGTGTCGCCGCCAACCAACTATCCAATTCATGTTGCGCTGAAAATTGATTTGCCGGAATCCGCGTGCTGGTGCCTCGCACAAGATCGACGTGACGAAAATGCACGCGCCGCAGATTGAGCGCGGCGAAAGCGACAACATCGCAGTGCGAAAGCGGTCGCCTGTCCCCCCCGCTCCGCGTTTTGAAATGAAAAGTCGCCGGTCGTTGAGCATCAAAGTCTGCGGAGGTTTTAACTTCTACGCGAAAAATGTTGTCGCCAACCCAGGCGCACAAATCGAAATTGTCAGCGTGTACGACGCTGATCTGCGCTCCGAGTTGTTCCAAGGCGCAGGCTACCAAATACTCGCCTGCGCGACCGACACGCGAACTCATCAGGTGCCTTTGCCGGGAACCTTTGGCGCGCTGAAAACGGTCCAATCCTGGCCCGCGCTCGCCACGCAAGACCGACCATTCGGATCGCTGATGATGGCGGTCCAGCTACCCGCCTCTGACGCAAAAATTTCGAGCAGCCGACCGTCATTAATCATAGCAACGGTTACCTGTGCCTCCTGCCATTTGGCCCACAACCGCTTCACAACATCGTCACGGGGTGCACAAATATTCTGCGCGGCAGCGGTCGTAGATAGCAGCACCAAGGCCGCGGCAATTATGAGCGAGCGCGCCATCGCTTAACCAACCAGCTTGCCATCCGCGCCGCGTACCAGCAGATAGTCGCCAGCGCAGCGAGTTCCGGCAGCGGTATAAATTCAAGCCAAGCACCAATACCCGCGACTCCAGCGGCAGCGTCAACCATGTGCTTGGGTTCAGTCATCGTTTCGGATAGGCGGCTTTTGTGGCTGCGCGGCGAGCCAAAATATCCGTGACTTCGCTGGGCATATCATTCCCCTGGCGAAGCGCATCGATTGCCTTCCACAGCGCGTCGAAGTTGTCGCCGTCAGTTTCGTATTCTTGCTGGCGGCAAAAGTCGGCATGCTCGTTGTGCAGGATATCTTTTTCGGCTTCTTCAATCGCGTCTGCTTCGGCTTCTTCCTCCGCCGTAAATTGGATGCGACCGCTTGATGTGCGGTGAAAGCGTGGCATTAGCTTCTCCCGTAAAGTTTGATGGTGCCAGACGATACATTCCCGGATGACATATAAAATTGAACTCCGGTGATGGCGGTCGTGGCTCCGAACCACATGCCGCCCGGCCTCTGCCAGAGCCACGGAGTGCTGGTCCCCGTGCCAACTCGGTGCCATAGCTCGCCGGTAATGGAGTGGTATCTGTCTGTCTCGGACGGCCAGTGCAAATACAGTGATCCGGTCAAACCCTCGCCATCGGCGCTGCTTTGGTTCGCTGATGCCAGCATCATGTATGACCCGGACGCATACCCCCAGCCTGTTCGACCTCCTGCAGAGTGCGAAGAGAAGGATTGCGCGGTCGAATAGTACGTTGACGCCTGAATCGTCCCCGTCCCTGTCGCAAACTTCCCGCGAAGATTGGCGTAGTTTGTCGCACACACGACATCGATAAACTCTATCTCATAAAGATGATATGTGCTGTCAATGTGCGCGCCTGATGCTGGGTCACCAACAAGCACCGTCGCGTCATTTGAGATGTTGACTGTCTCCAGCAATGTGCGAGAACCTGATGCCGCGGCCTCCCAAGCGACCCCGGAGCCTGTGCTGGTTAAGACCTGACCATCGGAGCCTTGCGCGCCGTTAACCTTGAAATTGTCGGCGTCCATCGCGCCGGTAACTTCCACGTCGCCGGTCGTCGTCAAGCCCGAAAACGTTGGGCTGTCCTCCGTGCCGACGCCAATCGCACTCGCCGCCGCCGCCGCAGTCGTCGCGCCGGTTCCGCCGTTGGCGATAGGTAGCGCGCCAGTTACGTCTGTCGTGAGATCGATGGAATTGCGGGTGATGGCTTGACCAGAGATCGTTAGATAGTCGAGGCTCCCGGCAAGCGTGACGTCGGTGCTGTTGTCTGTGCCTGCTGCGTCGACCCCCAGTGCCGATCTGGCCGCACTGGCCGAAGTGCTACCCGTGCCGCCGCTGGCGATCGCAACGGTGCCGGTGCGGATTTCAGCACCCTCGATTGTGACGGTCCCGGCGCTCGACCGCGAGATGGTCGTGTCGCTGGCGTGACCGAGTTCGATATCACCGGTCGTCGTGAGTTTTGTGATCGCCTGCGAGCCGCTAACCCAATCGGCAGTATGCTTCATCAACTCGCGCATCGCGTTATTGACATTCGACGGGCTCATGCCTTCGGCGATTGAAATTCCGCCGACATCGGTGTTGTTCGCCGCAGTCGTGTCGTATTGCGTTACGTTGTTTTTTGCCATGATTACCTCATAAAAGAACCCGCCGGGGGGCGGGTTGTAGGTGGGTATTCGGGTAAACTATATATCTTCGTCCATAAACGAAGGCATCTGTTCCGCTGCAATTGTACCTAAAAGCCCAGCCGGGATAGGTGTTTGCGGTAGCAACCTATTTGTTATGTACGATGCACCGGGTGAGAACGAAGTGTATGGAATTTTGCCCGAATAAATCGACTGCGCCGCCTTGGGGAGGCCGTAAGTAAGGGCAGTCAATGTCGCCACTGTTCCAGGGTCTGCGCCAAGCATTAAAGCGCCACCCGCGCCTGTTATTGGACCCGCAGTAAGAAGCCTTTCTATAAGTTGGCGCATTTGCGTTCCAGAGTCGGGGGGCCTCGATGCGCCGAGCAAGTCGCCTACGCGAGATAGCGTATTAAGGTCGCCGCGCCCTTTTGCGTATCCTTTTTTATCCGCGCCAACGACTGAAGTACGCAATCCAGATATAGGTGCATCACCGGCGACTCTTTCGGCCTGCGTTCCCCGGCGTGCTGCATCTTCTATTATAGTAAAGTTTCTGTATCTATTTCTAAGGTCACGCCACGCCGCCGCCGTGTCTGGCCCCATGCTTCTTTCCATCATATTATCTAAATGCCTAACAATTCCGTTTAAGGCATAGCGTAAATCCGAGTCATTGGTTTGTCTCGCCTGCTTCCGAATATCTGACGAAATTCTTTGATACAATTCGCCGTCTAAGGCAATACTTTTAGAAAACGGGTCCTTTTTTCTTAGTTCTTTTTTAATCTCTTTAATATCATCAACATAAGATTGAAAAACCGGCTTAACATCTGTTTTCAATCGTCGCGCGTATCCCTTGGCAACCGTTTCAATTTCGTCAAAGAACTTTTTATCAAGCCTTACATTTGTGAGAGATATAAGGTTTTCAAATTCTTTACCTAGCGTTTCAGAAACTTCATTTAATGTTTCCGGCGTAACATCGTCTGCCCTAACACCAGTAGTCGCCATAATTTTTTCGTTTAACGCCTTCCTTTGGGCGGCGAAAATTTGGCCCTGTCTGCTAGCAGTAAATGGTAGTGACGCAAGAGAGCTTTCAATAAATTGTAACGGTTTACTACCTGTCGCTTGCCCCGGCGTTAATTCTATACCAGCATCTTTCGCCGCCTCGATAAGACGCGCTCTCTCGCCTGTTGGTGGGGTTGTTGGTGTAACAACACGCTTACCGATATTAGAAGCCCAAGGCGTTAGTAAAGCTGCCCCTAACCCAGCCCAAGGGTTGTCTGTCATTTCAGTGACGCCACCAGCTACCGCACCCGCGCCCGATTGCATCACGGGTTGCGCTGCAACTGTTTGCCCCACTCGTTGCAATGTCGTCCCACCCTTTGCCAAATTGCTAACCGCCGCACCAGGAATGAAAAACGATGCGGCATCCCCTGCCCCGCGCCCTGCTTCATAGATAACCTTTTCCGCATCCGTTTCTGGTTTAGTTTGTATAGATTTTGGCACTGGGCCGATTGCCTCGCTCAATGCTGCAAGCGGACGCCTAATTTGCTTCCGATAAAATCTAGGGTCTTCTGGCGCTATTTTATGATCTGTCGGGTTAATAGCACGCAACCCTGCGGCAGCAAGATCAGGAACGGCCCCGATAGCATCCAGAATCGCATCGGACATGCCTTGGGCGAAAATTCCAGGGGCGCGGACTGCCGACGATTCTGCGATTTCGGGCGCGACTTGATCGTCAGAGGCAGATAGACCTAAGTGCTTTTTGACCGCACGGTCAATTACTGCTTGGTCCGTGCCATCTGGAAAACGTAGCACATCGCCATTTGGCATTTTTGCCTGGATCATGGTCAGTTAATCCTATTGCCCTTAGAATCATAATTTATAACTTTCATAGCATCGGGCGCTAAGGGGGATAAAATATTACTACGAGGTATCGGTTTTATAGGGGTATACGCCGAATATCCTATGCTTCGCGCAATTTCGTATGACTCTCGTTTTTGCTCGAATGCCCTCATTTTTTGTCGATACAATCGTTTTAACTGTTCTTTGAGAACTTCTTTATTTTGAAGGGCATTTACATTCCCACCTAAGTTTTCAATTACCCGTAACGCATCTACTTCTGTCATAGTGCCGCCACCGACAGTTTCGATTCTGAATTTTCCTAACAATCCTTGCAGTTGTCCTTTTGCCACCTTATACGCCAATTCTGATTCTGATAACTTATAACGTTTGGCGTTTGACGATAAAAATGTCTTTATCCATGCGGAAAATTGATCCGAAAGCCTTTTATAACCTTCTTCTGAATTTTCGACATTATCCATATAATTTGATAAATTTTCTAAAGAAACCCTATCGTCTAATAAGCCTTCGCGTAATTTTGTAAATTGTCCAAAAGTTGGTATCCCCTTAGTTCGTTCCAGCGCTATCGACGCCTCTGTAATCGGAATAGCGTCCTCGGGAAGGGAATGAGTTTTACCATCTTTTACATAAAATCTATCGCTGTTTTGCCTATCAAATGTTCCCTCTATAATCGTCCCATCTGTTAATTTATACGGACCTAAATTTTGGAATCGGCGCGCTGATGGGTTTGCGTATGGAACAACTGTTGCGCCTGAGTTAATGAGGTTATCGCGCTCTACGGGGGTTAAATACTTAACGGTAGGATTTTGGCCGCCCGGACTTGTTACAAGATAATTATTTTCATTATTTTTTGCAGTGCTATACGGCGTAACCTTGCTTCCCTGCTGTTTAGCATCCTGTACTTCTTCTCTATTAAGAACAGCAGGAACCCCGTCCAAAAGATACGATTTATAGTCTCCGGTCGAACGTTGTTTACCAGCCGCAGCGAGGATTGAGGCCAACGCTTCTTTGCCGTAGCCGCCAGCCGCTAAAGCAGAAACAACATGACGCATACCTGGGCTAAGACTTTTCAACAGTGGGTTCGTTTCCTCTGTTACCGCACGGGTTTCTGGCGCGAGAACTGTCTGCGACGGGTTGAAACCGTCATATCCGGGCGTATTCCAGTCTGAACCCGGACCACTGGTAGGCATATTATTGCCACGCCAATCTGTCTTAGGTTGATACGACAAATCAGTTACTTTTAACTGCGCCCCCGTCGGGACGTGCCGTGTCTCGGGCCTAGGCGTTAGTGCAGTTTTTATATCCTCACGTTCTTTTTGTTTGCGAGTGTATTCCTCCTCCTGCCGCTCCAACTGCTTCAGCATCAGCGCCTGCTTCATGCTGTTCGCCAGCGAATTTTGATAGCCCTGGAACACGGGCGCGAGGTTAAGCGGACGGCCCCCAGGCACGCGGGACGGCGCACCGGCTGCCCTGAAGGCGCTCCCAATGTTAAAAAGTGCCTGCGTCAGCGCATCGCTTTTTGCCTTAGAGATAGCTTCCGGCGAGACGCCAAGCGCCGCGTATTGTTTCCAATTCATTTTATGGTCCCCCCAAGCTGCCCAGCCAATCAAAGAATCCGGCGTCATAAGCCGTCTTGCCTATAGCGGCGATATCCGCAAGATTGCCAAGCCCCTGCTGCGTCGGGTTGCTGAAATATGGCGTATTGGTCGTGCCCGTGCTGCCAAGCGTGCCGCCTCGCGTTAGCGCGGCGTATTCGGCCAGACGTTGCGATGCTTCGTTTTGCAGGAAGTCGTGACGCGCCATTTGATCGCGCAGCGCCTCACCAGCCTTCGCTTCGCGGGCGGCACCGTATCCGATCAGGCGGTTAATATCGTCGTAATCCGCCGCCGCCGTTACCGGTGCCATCGCCGCCGCTGCCATACGGGTGCGCTGCTGCTGGTTCGCTAGGTCGCCAAGCCTACCGGCTGCTGCCGCTTGTTGCGCGCGCTCGAATTGACCCGCTTGCGTCAATCCTCCCATCGCCGCCAACCGTGTGCGCGCTTCGTTGTCTGCGATGCCCGCAAGGGCAGATTTTGCCGCCTCCTGACGCGCCCTTTCGGCCTCAAAGTTTTGCGCGTAGACCGGAGCCAGTGCGGACGTTATCGCGCCAACATTCGCGCCACTTCCCAGCCTGCCCGCTCGACTATATTGCCCTTGCACGCGGTCGATGACAGGTTGCAACGCGGCGTCCAAGTACGGATTGCCTGCGTTGAGAAAATCACCGCGAGCCGTTTCCGCAAGTCGCGCGGCAGCCGGGTTGGTGTATCCGGTCAACGAGGCGTATGGGCTATCAGGATTAAGGAAGTCGCCCGCTGTAGCTCTTTGCAAGTACCCCGATGCAGGGTTAGCAAAATCCATCGCGCCACTGACGGCACCTTGCGCCTGACCGATCAGCGGGTTCCCTGCCGCAGCGCGCGCCTCCCCTGCGCCCAACCCGGCAAGGGTCGGGGCCGAAAAATCTACATAAGTTTTCCCCGGGAAAAAGCTGCGCGGCTGTCCAAAGAGGTTTTGGCCCTCGCTCAACACCCGCGTCAAGTGCGGCAGCGCATACGCGGGCGGCTCCGACGTGGAAGTCTGCTCGACGGTCGTCACCTCGTCGCCGCCGCCGAATAAATCACCGATAAAACTCATAATTTCCTCGCCATGACAGTCGCCATTTCGTCGTATCCCAGCGCCTTGCTCCACCCGCGGCGTCCGATGATCGTCGCCCTGGTGCAGCCGTTTTGTTTCGCGTCATCACTGACGCGCTTTTCGATTTCGCGTAGTTCGTCCAGATCGCCGCCAGCGAGCCAGTAGTGCAATTGCCGACCGGCGGGTAATGCCATCTCCTGCGTCACCACCGCGCAGCGGTTGCCGACATGCAGCGTTGCCTTGCCGTCTTCGACCATTTGCAAGACATCCTCGACCGTGTGCGTGTTGCCGCAGTGATCAAGAGCGTCTTGGATGTATTGCCTAACCGATGACGGCGTAGGCATAAGACCGCGTTGTCGTTGCCGATGCGTGCGTGATCGTGAAGCTGTTTTTGCTGCGCGCCGAAACCCAAATATTCTCCGACGCCGCATCACTCGTCGTCGGCATGAACAGGATCACACTGTCGCCGCCGACGCGGTAATCAGAGACTGTTGTCGTGGTGGCCGAGTTCGTCAGCGTAACCGTGCCGGTCGCGTTTAATTTGCCTTGCAGGATATTGTTGACGACTTCGGCGTTCTCACGCTGATCCGAGAACGGCGTCAGCGCGCGGAAACTGGTCGTTGCCATCAGCGCAATCCTGTCGCGCGAGCGTCAACGTCAACACCCTGCGCCTGATCCCAAATGCCGCTGATGTTCAAGCGCACACGATGATAGCGGCCCTCGCTCCGCACCGGCACAAACCCCTCCGACGTGACGCTGGCTGCCGTCGAAAAAGTAACGTCATCGGATGGCAGCGCACGGCTGCCGACTTGCGCGGTGATCGTCGGCGATTGCCCGTCAACGTATGGGACGACCGTGTTGACCAGACTGCGGTTTTTACCAAGTTGGAATTCGCCGGTATCGATGACCGCATCCAAGCGGTCACCGCTAAAGCTCTGCACTTTTTTGTCTTTGGCGGCAGCGAAAAAATATCGCCCGCCTTGATAAACCGGGCTGTCCAACGACGCCGGGAGCGCGTCGATGCTGGTGCTGATCGTGTCCAACCCCTCAAGCGTATATCCGGCAGTGTATAGAGCCGCGAGCACGTCACATTCGACGACCGCGCGGCTCCATCGATTTAAGACGTAGTTGTAAATGAGTAGCTCATCATTCGATCCATCCGCAGAATCAACGGATGGAAAAGCCCAGACTACGATCTGGTTGAAGGGATCAACCGCCGCCGAAACATTTTCGTAAGACGCTGATTTAAATCGATCAAGAAAATATCGGTTAATTTTTTCCGCGCCAATCGGCACCAGTTCCGAACCCGAAAGCATATAGAATCCGTCGTCGGACAAGAAAAACACGGTGCTACCAATATTCGCGACCGAGCCAGGAACAGAGCAACCGCGTGCCGTGCTGATTTTGTCGAACTGATAAATCAACGGCGCGCCGACAAATTGGCCGCGCACGATGCCACGCTCGAATAGTGCTATCGCATATTCGCCGCCAACGAGGCCGGTGCAGTCGCCCAAATCGGCCACGTCCTGATAGTCCGAAAGGTCCGTGCCGCTTGTCCAACTGGTTGCCGAGTTAATGCCGCTCCACCACAACCGGTAAGGCTTGACGCCATCAACGCCGTCGTTGGTGTATCCGAGCATCACTTGATCGCGGATCACCGCGACGAATTTTGCCTTTGGCGGCGTGCCGCCTAAATCCGCAAAAGCTGCCGTGGCGCCCGCCACCGCCGTCTGAATATTATCGTCAAAATTCGTCGCTATAACCGTTTCGCCGAATTGGCAAAACCGCCACCGATCATCGGACGATGTGGAATATCCGCCGGATTTGGACTTATCGGTCAGCGATGAGTCGGCTGCGTTAAAAAGATAAAGTTTCCCCTCGTCGCCTACATACAGCGACGTGGTCCCGTCGTCGTCTTTCGCGGCGTGCATGCCGAGAATGTCGTCCGTTGCCGCGCCGCTGACAGCGCCCAAGTCTTGAAAGCTTATGTAGCCCTTGGCGGCGGGTATGACGTTTTTCGCCTCGGTCGCGCCAGCGTTTTCAAAAGCCGGTTGATCCGGCAGCCACTCCGCAAAATTTATCATGCCGCCAAATTCCAATCTTCGCCGCCGTCGCTGGCGGGCGTCCACGTTTCAGAACCCGCCGCAACTTCAGACCACGTTTCCGACCCAATCGTGACCGGGGTCCATGTTTCCGACCCCGGTGCGACTTCGGACCAACTCTCGCCGCCCGCCGTCGTTTCGCCCCAGGCTTCGCCCAGCTTCTCCGCTACCACGCTTGTCGTGATTGCCAACGCTGGCGATGCAACTGCGGCACCGACCATGATGGCGCTGCCGCTCACGCTCGCAGATATATCAACCGCCGACGCAACGACCGGAACGGCAATTGCGCTGGCGCTCTCGGTCAGCGTTATCGCAGCCGTGCCGCTCGCCGCTTGGACGCGCGTTACAGTCGTTGCCTGCGTGATGGCGATGCTGACAGACGCCGCCATCGGAAGCGCAATTTTCGCGGACGCCGAAACCGCCGCCGCGCCCGTGACTGCCGCAGCGACATGCTGAGCGCGCTTAACGTCTGCCGTTGCGGTCGCCGATACGGATACCGCAGCAGCGACATGCTGAAGACGTTCAACATCTGCCGTCGCAGTTGCCGATACGGATACCGCAGCAGCGACATGCTGAAGACGTTTAACGCCTGCCGTCGCGGTCGCTGATACGGCTACCGCCGCAGCGGCATTTTTGAACCGCTTAACGCCTGCCGTCGCACTTGCAGATACGGAAATAGATGCCGCAGCAGCGACATGCTGAAGACGTTCAACATCTGCCGTCGCAGTTGCCGATACGGATACCGTAGCAGCGACATGCTGAAGACGCTCAACATCTGCTGT